GAGTTAGATTTAGAATCTTTAAAGACACCACAAATTCACAACAAATATCTAAAACACTATAATAATTTTAAGTTATTATTGGTTAGGTCTGAATCTGAATACAAGGCACTTAAAAAAGAAAAGTGGGAGTATTATACAGGTAAGGCTAGTCCACAAGTATATAAAGAAAAACCATTTGACTTAAAAATATTAAAACAAGATATTGATAAGTACCTTGATTCTGATGAAGATTTACAAAAACTATCTCAAAAGATTTCATATCTTGAAACTGTTGTTGATTACTTAGATAGAATATTAAGACAGATTACTAATAGAGATTGGCAAATTAAAAATGCTATTGAGTGGCGTAAATTTACATCAGGTGCTATCTAATGGTTCATCATAAATTATTTCCCACCAATGTATTCTTATATGATAATTTAGTATCAGAGGATTATCTTTATAAAATAAAAAATAGTATTTTAGAAGATAATTCAAAATCTGATACATCATCAAACTGGCAAAGTTCATATGAATTACATACTACAGTAGAATTTAGAGCATTTTCAAATCTTGTATTGTCTAAAAATGAACGAATACTAAAATCATTAGGATATCATTTTGATAGATTACAAATAACTGATATGTGGGCAAATGTATTGAAACCTGGCCAAATGCATGAAGTACATAATCATTCAAATAATTTTTATAGTGGTGTTTTTTATGTAAGTGCTGAAAAAACATCAGGTATTAATTTTATGGACCCAAGACCACAGGCAACTGTCTTCTTACCTAAAAAGGATAACAATCTAGACAATACTAATATCATTAGTTATGAATCTCAATCAAATAGAATGTTATTGTTTCCCTCATGGCTGTCTCATTGGGTGCCTATAAATAAGAGTGAACATGATAGAATTAGTATATCTTGGAACATTATGATACGAGGTGAATTAGGTGAACACGAAGACTTCCAATCAGCAACCTTCTAGTTTATTAAAAACTTCCTATATTTCATATTTTAGAGACGCTATTAGTCCTAAGTTATGTAATACTATAATAAACTACTATGATAAAAATGCAAAGTGGGAAGATTCAACATTTTCAACATCTTCAGGCATATCGCCAATTACCAAAAAACAAGTATCTATGCACCAATTCTGGATAGGTCCTGAATTAAAGTATTATAAACAATTAAAAGAATCATATGTTAATTGTGTTAATGAATACACAAAGAAACATACAAGAGTGGTGCCTGAAAGTTTTACAAGATTTAGAATGAATCGTTACTCAGTAGGTGGTTATATGAAAAGTCATATAGATAATATACACCATAGTCATGGGCAACAGTTTGGTTACCCCCATATAACTGCCTTACTTTTTTTAAATGATGATTATGGTGGTGGTGATTTTATTTTATGTGATGGTGAATATGAAGTGCCAAAAAAGAAAGGCTCATGTATAATATTCCCTTCAAACTTTATGTACCCACACGAAGTAAAATATGTATCAAAAGGAATACGATATAGTGTAATGACTTGGATAGTATGAGAAATATTATATTAGATAAGAAAGATGAAGTTCATTTAACTGTGGACGCCGAAGCTGATTTAAGGAGAGACTTATCTTCTTACTTTACCTTTGAAGTGCCTGGCTATAAGTTTATGCCACAGTATAGAAGTAGAAAATGGGATGGCAAAATTCGCCTGTTTTCCTATGCAAATGGCCAAATCTATACAGGTCTTTACCCATATTTAATTAATTGGTGTAAAGAGAATGATGTTCAGGTTGTTGATAATACAGGTATCAAAGACGCTACATTAGATGATAAACTTGTAGATTCTTTTATATCTAAATTAAAGATTCCTTTTGAAGTAAGAGATTATCAAAAAGAAGCCTTCAAACATTCTTTAATAAAGAGTAGATGTTTATTGTTATCACCAACGGCCTCCGGAAAATCTTTAATAACCTATCTAATGGTTCGTTTTAATTTACTAAGATTAAAAGAGGAGAAAAACAATAAGATATTGATAATAGTTCCGACTACTTCTTTGGTTGAACAATTATATAAAGACTTTAAAGATTATGGTTATAATAGTGATAGAAATGTACACAGAATATATCAAGGTCATGAAAAAGAAACAAACAAAAGAATTGTAATATCTACTTGGCAGTCAATCTATGAAATGCCTAAAAAATGGTTTTCAGAATATGGTATGATAATAGGTGATGAGGCTCACTTATTTAAAGCAGTATCATTAACTAAGATATTATCTAAACTTGTAGACTGTAAGTATAGAGTTGGTCTTACAGGCACTTTAGATGATAGTAAAACACATAAGTTAGTTTTAGAAGGATTATTTGGTGCTGTAAATAGAGTTGTATCTACTTCAGAGTTGCAACAAAAGAAACAGTTAGCTGCTTTAAAAATATATTGCCTTGTTTTGCAACATGATAAGTATTCTAGAGACTTTTTAAAAGAAAAAAGTTATCAGGAAGAAATGGATTTTCTTGTATCTTGTGAGGCTCGAAATAAATTTATAACCAATCTGTGTTCCGATTTACAAGGTAATTCTTTATGTTTATTTCAATATGTAGAAAAACATGGTATGTTATTAAAAAAAATGATTGAAGATAAGGCAAAAAATAAACAAGTCTTTTTTGTATATGGTGGTGTAGAAGCTGAAGAAAGAGAAAAGATTAGAGAAATAACAGAGAAGTCTGATAATGCAATTATTATTGCCTCATATGGCACTTTTAGTACAGGTATTAATATTCGCAATTTACATAATATAGTCTTTAGTAGTCCTAGTAAAAGTAAAATAAGAAACTTACAATCAATAGGAAGAGGATTAAGATTAAAAGATAATAACTCTAATGCAACATTGTATGACCTAGCTGATGACCTGTCTTATAATGAAAAAGAGAACTATACTATGGCCCACTTCAGAGAAAGGATTAACATTTACAATGAAGAAGGATTTGACTACGAAATACATGAAGTAGAGCTTAAAGCATAACTAAATAGTATTATAAGGTGAAATATGGAAGTTAAAACAGAAGAAAAAAAAGTAAAGGTAACTAAATCATTTGGTGTTAGAATCATCAAACTTATTAATGGTGATGATATTATTTGTGTTGTTCCTGCTGATAACAGACAGACGCCAGACGCTTCGCCTGTTTTGAGAGTGATAAAACCTTTGTTGTTAAAATATGTACCTTCTATGGAAGAAGATGGTTTTAGAGATTATATCGCTTTAGTTAAATGGACATCTTATTCTAATGATGAACTTATAAATGTTCCAAAAGATAAGATTATGACTATCACTAGTGCAAATGAAGATATAAAAGAAAGTTATAAAAATGTTTCTAAAGCATATACAGGAGTTGAAACTGATACTTTAGACCAATCTGTTTATACTAAAGAAAAGATGTCCGATGAATTGTCTAACAAAATAAATAAAATCTTTGACACCTTGGATGATGATACAACCAAACATTAATCCTTACCTCCAAGCCTTCTCTGCACACGCAACACGCTAATTTTAACACAGATTTTTGAATCTGTCAATGGTAGGATGAAAAAGAAAAATATACAAAAAGAATAATATTTAATACAAAAAAATCAAATGACCATTGACATAAAGTATAATATGGAGTATAATGAATCACATGAAATCAGAAAAGAAAAAAGAACATTATGTAAACAATAAAGAGTTTTTGGCCGCAATGGTTGAATACAGAAAATTATGTAATGAAGCAGAAGAATCAGGTGAAGCAAAACCACCAGTAACTAATTATATTGGTGAATGTTTTTTAAAGATAGCCAATCATCTATCGTATAGACCTAACTTTATAAACTATACATTTAGAGATGATATGATATCTGATGGTATTGAAAACTGTTTACAGTATCTTGATAACTTTAATCCAGACAAATCAAATAATCCATTTGCATATTTTACACAGATAATATATTATGCATTTGTAAGAAGAATACAAAAAGAAAAGAAACAATCAGAGATTAAAAGTAGATTGATATTTGAAGGAAACTATGATGAATTTTCACTAAATGATGGTGAAGACAGAGAATTTAGAAATCAGTTTTCAGACTTTCTACAAAAGAATACTATACTTGACACACCTAAAACTAAAGTAAAAAAGAAAAAGGAAGTTAAGAAAGGAAGACTTGAATACTTTTATTAGATTATGAAAATTGCCCTATTGAACGATACTCATTTCGGAGTAAGAAATGATTCACCTGCCTTTATGGAATATCAAAACAGATTCTATGATGAACTGTTTTTTCCATATCTAAAAGAAAATAACATCAAATCTCTAGTACATCTTGGTGATGTTGTAGATAGAAGAAAGTTTATTAACTTCAGCACAGCACACAACTTCCAACAAAAATTTTGGCGAAGATTATGGGACATGAAGATAGATACTCATATAATCTTAGGCAACCATGATACTTATTATAAGAATACTAATGAAGTTAATGCAATGCAACAACTTATTACTACATTTGATGGCAAGGCAGAGCCGTGGATTTATACATCACCGAAAGAAGTTACATTTGATGGATTAAAAATATTATTAGTACCTTGGATATGTGATGATAATTATGAAGAAAGTGTAAACATGATACAAAACTCTACAGCTCAAATATGCATGGGCCATTTAGAAGTAAAAGGATTTGAAATGCATAAAGGATTTTTTAATGACCATGGTTTAGAAAAGAACTTATTTAAAAGATTTGAAAAGGTGATATCTGGCCATTTTCATAAAAAGTCAGATGATGGTCAAATATATTATTGTGGTACACAGTATGAAATGACTTGGAACGATTATAAGTGTCCAAAAGGATTTCATATATTTGATACTCAAACAAGAGAATTGACTAGAGTACCTAATCCATTAAGAATGTTT